ACATTACCAGTTGGAGCAATCGGCTGGAACATGGCAGGACAACCGATAGATTTCAATGGAATGGTTGTAGCAACAACAGGCGAAAAGTTAATGAATACGGCATTGAGTAGGATTCTATAATGGCAACACATTACTGCGCTCATGCTGACATTTCTGCTTTCTTGCAAGTTGATACATTTGCAGATGGGGGTTCGGCAACGACACCTACACAAGCTCAAGTTGAAACATTTATTAACATGGCAGAAGAACGTGTTGACCAACTGACAGACCACGCATGGCACACTAGCAGAGCTAAAAGTATAACAGAAGAAAGAGTAAGAATTCAAAAAGTAAGGTCTAATGTAGTTAACTCAAGAGGGCGAATACAATTAGAACATTTTCCAATACTTGCGTTTTCACAACACGCAACTCCTACTTTATCACAAACTAATGGTAACGTTAAGTTATGGGATGGCAGTAAATATTTAGATTATTTAGATTCGGATGAAAGTAAAGCAATGGGCAGTTCAGTAACTGATGTTGTAAGCAAAGATATGTGGGCCGACAATGAGAGAGGATTAATATACATAAACAATTATTCGACCTTTAATATGGTAAATAGTAGTCCAGCAGGAGTTGACGGATATGTTAGTTACAAGTATGCAACAGCATCTACTCCTGACGATATAAAAATAGCAACTATTTATTTAACATCAGCAATGATTGCAATGAATGATGATTTAAATTTAATGCAAGAAGGTGATGATTCTATGGACAATGCGACAAGGTCTCAGAAGTTTGAAGATATGGGAATGAAAATATTAGTAGACAATAAACGAACAGGTCGTAAATTGTCAATGGCTACTGGAATAGGTGGCTTTGGAACTGGGAGGGTTACAGCAGATTACTAATGGCTGTAACGTATGCAACCGTCAATGACCCTGTGTCTACAGTAGTATCTGTATTATCAAGTAACTGGGCACAAGTAGCATCTAGTGTTGATTCAACAACACCTTTGATAGATGAATCTTGGGACATGGGTAAAAAGAATTTAAAGAATGGAGATTTAATTCGCTGTTATGAAGTAGCAGCTAATCACGACTTTTTAGGTATAGGAGATGGAATAGACAAAGGAACTGCAAGAGTTTCTATTGATATATCCACAGCGGTAAGTAGGTCAAGACTTAGAAAACTATACTCTGGAGTTGTAAGTATTATTAGAAGTGCTAGAGCAGGAAATTCCTCTACTGCTCTACACGCAAACTATGCAGATGTTAAACTGCTTTCAAGGGTAGACCAGTCTGATAAAAACAGACGATGGTACCGTTACGTTCTCGATTGTGAAATCACAAGTTACGAGGCGGTGGTATAATGGTAAAACTAACACAGAATATAGAAGCAGCTTTTCAAGCTGAGAGGACAGCAGGAGCTGGTGATTCATATGGAGACCCTACTCCAGATTCAGCTCTAGTACATTTAGGACTATTGGATACTTTTGACCCAAGGTCAGTAGAAATGAATATAACTCCTGTAGCATCCATAGGACAATCTACAGAGAGCTTTCATGCAGGCGGACCAATTGCAGTCAATGTACCAATTAAAGTAGCTGCACAAGGTACTAACACAGGTTGGCAAGAGTTAATTGGAAGAGCAATAGGTGGAGCAACAGGTACAGGAATTAGTGCACCTACTCCGCATTGTTTAAGTAATACAATAGACAGTATGTCATTATTAGTAAGAGATAATTCAAACAATCAATATACTTTAGCAACAGGCGTAGTTCCTAATGAAGTTACATTAGAAGCAGATTATACAACTGGCGGATACATTACAGTAGATGCAGCTTGTACTGCTTTTTTTACAGAAGATAGTGATAATGCTAACTTTACAGAATCAGATGAATTTTTAAACGACAACTTTTCATCATCTACTTTTCCAGCAGCACCAACGCCAGACCCATTACTTCCAACAGATTTATCTGTTACAGTAGGACTTGCAGCGGCAACTAACAAATTAGTTGTAGATGGTCCAGCAGCAAGTTACATTGAAGTAGGTGAAAAATACATGAGAGTTTACTCAGCAGAAGATACATTATCGGATGCTCATTCAGATGGAGTAATTGAATTGGCATCTGGAACAAACACACAAAATACTACAGAAGGTGTAAAAGATATAATTCATGCAGCTTCAGGATTTACTTGTACAAAAGGTGGCAGCACAGTAGATTCTGTTGATTTATTAAAAGGAATATATAATGTAGAAAATGCATCTTCTGAAATATTTGCAGTAGATAATATGACTACTACTTTAGATAATCTTAAGACAGTTAAGTTAATGATTAAAAATAACAACATTCCAATAGTTGGTAAAACAACTAGGAACTCAGTTACAAAATGGTTAACTAATAATTCAATAAGCAGAGGATTGGCTGATGTAACATTAGAAATATCAATGACTGCTGAGAATGAAACATTCTATGACAAATATGTATTGGGAGCAACTATACCATTAATTAGGTTAGACTTCGGTGCATCTTACGGTTCAATCGCTTTAACTAACGGAACGATAACAGCTTTCTCTAGGCCAATGTCTGGAGCAGGTGAGATAGTAGATACAATGACTATCAAGTTTCGAGGAGCAGGCGATTACAAGAACTATAGTGCATTTGCAATATCGGCAGATTGGACACTTAACACAACTTAGGTAGGTTAAATGGTAAAAGTCAAAGGTCAAATCGACACGCCCCTAATTGACATGAGTCATATCCGAGAGGAGTATTGGCAGCGTAAAGAAGTATATTTGCCATCAGTAGCTAAGTTTATGCCTAAGAAGAAGGTGTGGTTTGGTCTTAGAGAAGTAGAGCAGAAACCTATGATTGTTTTACGCAGATTGTCTGAAGAAGAGTGGCGTTCAATAAATGAGAGGTTTTGGAAGACTAAAGAAAACATGGCTAAAGATTTACCAATGCTTCGTAAGTTGTATGATAAAAATGCAAAAGGTCTTACATTAAGTGCTAAAGAGATGCGAGTGTTAAACAGCGCTCAAAACAAATCAATGCCAATATATGTTGCAATGTTAGAGCTTATGATTGAAGAGCCTAAGATGAATTACAAGGATGTTACATTATTAGTAGATGCTTTAGATGATTATGACCGTGAAACATTGATATCTTATGTAAATACATTAACTTCAGAAAAGGCATCTATAGCTCAAAAGATAAATCAAGAAAGAATAGAAGAACTTAATCAGATGCAAAGTCAAGTATCTGCGGAGTTAGGAGTATAATGGTAGTAGTACAAGAATTAGGAATATTATTAGAAGCAGACCCAACTGGATTAGAAGAAGGATTGGATAGAGCTAATCAAAAAACAAAAGAGTTTGAAGATAATCAAGCGGCAGCAAGTTTGGCTATGATGGAACAAATTGCTAAACAAGAAGCTTTAGTAAGTAGTTTAAATCAAATAGCAGGTGGTTATGCAAAGACAGTTGCAGCAAGTCAAGAGTTAGGTTTTATAAATGAAGACCAAGCAAAATCATTAAACAAAGTTAGGTTTGGATTTGAAATGATAGCAGGTCCTATGGAAGTGTTTGTAGCAATACAAAAATTAAGTACAGTAGTTTCACTTGCAGATGTAAAAGCTAAAATCATGGAATCTAGTGCAGTAACAATGGCAGCTTCAGCACATATAAAACTTAATGCAGCAATAGCAGCAAATCCAATTACGTTTATTATTATTGCTGTAGTGTTATTAGTAGTTGCATTAATTGCTTTAGAGGCTAAGTTTGGTATAGTTACTAAGGCAGTAGAAGGATTAAAAGATGCATTCCAAGCTTACTTAGACATATTAGAAAAAGTTTTTAATTCAATAAAAGGTGTAACTTCGTCAGCGGCAGAGCTAGGTGATGCTTTATCGTTTGGTCCTATTAGTGGTGTAATGAATGTATTGGGAGGTAGATAATGACAACAATATCAACTTATTATTTTGGTTATGTAGATAGTGGAAGTGGTGGCAATGACAATTTTTTTGGCGCAGACGTAGAATTAGATAGTGAGTCAGGCTCTACAAAAATGGCAGTTCTTCAGTTTGCTATTCCTACTAGAGAAAGTTTAGCATTGCCAGCTAAATCATACATTTCTACAATAACTATTGGAGTTACCGTTGCTAGCACAGGAGATACTATTAAAATTTACAAAGTTAAAAGTTCTATTGCAGATTTAATTAATTTTAGAAAAATGACTTTTCTAAGTTATAATCAAGAAGGGCAAGATGCAAGCAATAAGAAATGGGACCCAAGTAATTGGCAACAAGGACATTTAGCCGTTGATAGTTCAAAAGGGATTATTACAGAAGGCAATATGTTAGATTCTGTAGCTGCAAATTCAACTGCGGTAAAAACGTTATCATTGTCAGCTCAAGATTTAGATGAAGCAGGTTATACTTGGGGTTCAAAAGTAACTCTTGCTTTATATTGTAGCGGAACAAGTGCAATAACATTAACACAAAATAATGTAGCTATAACTTTAAATGATGCATTAAACAAACCTGACGCAGCTACTATGACTTTAGCAGCTAACGCTAATGGAACTACTGGAGATTTTACAGTAGGTTTTCCAAATGATTCGACTATTAATGGATTTTACATTGACATGGCTACAAGTGCAGATTTATCTGCAACAGGTTCGCCAGATTATTCAGCTCCTTCTTATAAAAATCCAGTAGTAAATAGTAGTGCTTTTTCAGGAACGTTTACTCAAGGTGTTAATCAATTTGTTAGAGTTTTTACAGTTAATGCAAATAACACAGGAACTAGTGCTACAGCTGGTGATGAACTCATTATGTTTAGACCTAAGATTAAAACAAGCACTGGTGCTTTACTTTATACAGATTCAGCGTTATCTTCAGCTTTAGGTTCAGCTACTGAGAATTTAACAATAGGACAAAAGGTATATCTTAAAATTATTACAGATGCAGTTTCAACACCTACAGGAAACAAATTTACTAAAATCCGAGTTAATTGGGATTCAAGTGTAAGTGATACTGATGATGATTATGCAGTTTATGAAATGAAAGATTTAACGCCAGTCTTAAACAATGGTTCTAATACAATTGTTAGTTATGTATATTCTACTGGTGGAGCTAAAGTTGTAAAAGTACAAATTGAAGATGAAAATGGATTTAGGTCTGACACTCAAGCAGTGGATAGCCATCAACCTAACATTAAGTTTGGATTTCCAACTGCTGTAATTTCACCATCTACTACAAAAGTAACGCAAGCAAAGTATGGTGATAGAACTACAGCACTTACTTTGTCAGGTGCGCATTCAAGAACTTCTGGAGCTGACATTACTGTAGAACAATACCTTTGGGGTTATGTCCCTGAAAGTACATCTAATACAATAGTTACAGCTAACGCTTTAGAAAATGACAATAGTGTATTTGATGATGGTAGCAAACGAGTTAAGATTGGTTCTTTAACTTCTCAAGATGATGTTGAAGATTCAACGTTTAAAATATTTGGATTAGCTAGTTACAAGAGTGATGGAGATAGTGTTTCAGATACTAACGCTCTTTTTGACCATTACGCTTTTACATCTGCTACAGCTGCACCAAGTACTTACGACGCAGATGCACGACCTAATATTGGTTCAGTAGCAGTAGATTCTGGTGGAGATGAAATATTTTTTAAAGAAATAGAATGCGTAGTGTGTGTTCAAAAAGATAGTTTAGAAAATGGTGGCATTTATGATTGTAAAAGATATATTTTAGTTGCTAACGAGGCAGACACTGGAGGTGCAGGTAATACTATGATTAACAAGGATTTATTCTTTGATAGTAATGTTCCAGCTTCTATTGTAGATTCTGGGTCGAACGTTAATGAAACATTAGATGCAACTGATGAAGTAATTACAATTACAGGTTCTGGCGTTATACCTAGTGATATTATTAAAGTAGATAATGAATTAATGTTTGTTGAAGCTTTAACAGGCGCAGATATTTTAGTTGAACGAGGATATAACAATACTACAGGAGCAGCTCATGCAAGCGGTACAGATATTTACGTTTACAGATTTGCTAATAGATATAAGTGGGGAGGTCATGCAATGATACGAGGTGCATCTTCAGGTTACATTGACTTTGATGATGCAGGAAAAATAGTAGTTCAAGACCTTGCGGCAACACATAGTTCAGGAATACATGACTGTTGGTTTGAAAACAATTTTTACATTGGTGATGTAATTAAAGTAGGTAATGACAATGGAGATAATGGAACTTATGCTTCTCCTAAATATTATAAATTAAAATCATTCTTAAGAGATTCTGATAACAATGGCGTTGAAGATGGTAATTTATACAATGTTGCATTAATAGAAACTGACGCTAATAATTTAACAGAAGAAGAACAAACATACATTTCTACTTCTATTACAACAACTGATGCTAATGAATCTCCTACTATTATTCGTTATGATACAGCTAAGAAATCTACAATTACTTGTGCGGTGTACAATACAGCAGATGCTCAAGACGAAACTACATTTTATCATGCAGTAGTTGACAGTACAAGTACAAGATTTAATGCTACAGATAAAGGAAGTACTAGCAGTGATTTTAATTTTCAATTTAATTGGTCTGAAGCAAACACGACTGTAATTACAACTGCTCCTAAAACTCTTAATCTTGACACTTTAGCTGACGCAAGTAATATTGCAATAGAGAAAGTAAACATAACTAGAAGCGGTGGTATATCTACACAGATGCCATTAGGAATTAGACGCTATCCAGTTGGCGTAACTCGAACTAAGTTAGGTGTTCCTAAAGTTACAGTACAAGCTAAAGCATTAGACCAGACAGGATATCGAGCTTTGTTTAGTTTAGTTGAAGGTAACAGATACGATTACGTTTTCTTAGATAGTAAAAAACTAGACTCACCAACTGCATCTTATAGAACATTGCGAATGCGATTAGAATCAGGTAATCTTACAAAAGATACTGTAGACCCTAATGTGTATTTAGCAAATCTAAACTTTGTAATACTTGGTGAGGATGTTAGTTAATGCCAATACCTGAGTCTGTAAATTTAGCAGAACAAATAGATATTACAGCTACAATAGATGGTGGCCAAGTATTAACAATTAGTAAAGTATTATACAAAGCAGCAGTTAATGAACCTCGTTCAGTTACAATTCAAGTATCAGATAAAGAATCATTACTAAAATGTAGATTAGGTTCTATTTTAAAAATAGAAGTCGGAAGAGGTGGAGGCATTTACAATTTAAACTTTGAAGGAATTATTAAAGTTATTAAACCTAGTAATCAAACACATACAATTGTAGCAATGGATAGAATAACTTCTTTAGCTACTTCTGAATATGTTAACTACATTGAATCTGAAGTTATAGGGCAAGACCTTTATTTTTTAATTAAAGATGCAGCAGATTATAGAGATGTTAATGTTACGAATACATTATTAGGTTCAACAATTAAAGCAACTAAAGCAATGGCACTTACAGGATTACAAAGACGAAAAGAGTTTATTGATAAATGTATAGAATACTTAGTAGTTTCATTTGATGATGAGTTCCATAGTAATACTGATTTTGTAAGATATAGATATGCAATACGCTCAGGCAATAACTTTGAAATATACTTATCAGATTTTAAACACAATGGAGCGCAACCTGTTTTAACAATATCTGAAGATGATGCTAACATTACAGGTCAAGGAATAGTCGCTCAAATAGATACTACTAGATTATACAATTCAGTAACTGCTCAAAGCAAAGGAGATAGTAATCTTTTTAAAACAGTAAGTAATGAAAATAGCATTAAACAATACGGACCTAGTTCTACTTTAATTACATTAGATACTACAAATCGAGGCATCTTAGAAAACATAGCTTACGAAACACTACAAGCATTTTCTACACCTACAGTTAGTTATGCAATAACTATGCATAATGCAGAATGGCTAGGATTAGGCGATTTAGTGCAGTTAGACGTTCCTATGTTAGAAAAGGATGTAATCCTACCAGTAGTGGCTTACGAGACTGAAATAGGCGATACGTTGGTAACTAAGTTAACGTTGGGTGAACCAGAGTTAAATCTAAAAGATTTTGTAAGACAGTTGCAGTTGTAATTATATATGCTTTCGGGATTCTAGACTAGGCTAGGATTTTAACTGCTAAGCACAGACTATATGCTAAAAGCTTATATATCCCTTGTAAACTAATATAGTATGAGACAAATGAACTCACCAATAAACAGAACCGAAATAATCAAGCAAGCAAAAAATGTCGAGATGACAACAAAAGACTTTATGTCAACAAGCTATTACGTTTTTGAAGACAGAAAACAGAATGGAAACATTCCTGCAAAATCTGGTCAAGTTTTCAAGAACAGAATGGGTTCAATGAACGCAACCAAAGTTGCACAAGAAATCAGCTATTTAGAAGACAGTTTTACTTTTGTAAAGTCAGGAAAGACTGGAAAAATAATAGCAATATACTTGGATGGAGAGGAGATAGAATAAATGGCTGAATATCCAACTATAATGGTTCTTGATTTAGCACTTTATATTAAGGAAAGAATCGAAATTTTAGATAGTAATAATCTAAAAGGTTCACCAGCTGCTAAAAAAGAAATAGAGTTAATGGCAAAAATATTTCCGCAAATTACAGAATGTGTGGATTATATTAAAGAAATTGAAAAACGTAAAGACCAAAAAACATGGTTAAATATAAAGGAGCAATAAATGCCTAGAATTGAATTGTGTGATAAATGTTACAAGCATGGTAATGAAAGGAAGTCAATAGGCAATGTAGCAGTTTTAATTAAGGTAGCTCAGGAAGCTAAGAAGTATCATAAGATAGGTCATCTATGCAGTAACTGTTACTTGGCAGTAGAAGATATAATTACATCATTAACGTACAAGGTGGACTAATGGATACAATCTTAGTAGACAGAAGGAAGTATCTGTTAATGTGTGTAGAGATTCTTAAGAACCATTCACATCATGATTTACAAATATATGTAGAGTCTGAGATATTTAGATTGTCTGAAGGAGTTGAAGAATGAACTGTAATAAATGTGGAGCTAAATTAAAAGCAGAAGTAATTTCAGCAGATAATTATGATTGCTGTATTATACAATGTTCAGGATGTCATACGATTGTAGATAAGACTTGGAAAAAGAAATCACAGGAGGAAAAAGATGGAAACTGAAGGATACACTGTTAAGATGGGAATCACAGTTGCTGGTTCTCAACAGTACGAATCTATTCGTGTAGATGTAAGTGAAACGGTTACCTTGGATGCTAGAGAAAAAATAGATGACAAGATTCAAGATTACAGTTTTAGACAATTACGAAAGAGTGTTAAACTAAAAGTATTAGAAGCAGTAGCAGATGCTAAAGAAGCTGCTGCACTTAGTAGAGGTAAGCAATGAGTATTTACGAATACGATGAAGAAGGTTGTGTGGCTTGTGGCAAACAATTAACTGAAGGTTGCTGTAAAGAATGTGGAGAATGCTATGAGTGAAGAATACAAACCTTACAGTTGTGATACTTGTGGAAACATAGGTCTTAAACAATTATGCAAAGAGCATGGTAAATTTCATGGACATGGTTTAGTACATCTAGATAAAGTAGATTTAGAAAGTGACAGATTAGCATACTGGCTTTGTGATTACTGCTCGGAGAAACATCAATGAGTGAAGGAGACCATTGGAGATGCAAAGGTTGTGGATACATAATGTCTACTAGAGAATATGAATACACTGGTGGTTTTTGCAGGGAGTGTAGGAATGAGTAGTGTTAAAGATGCTTGGGTTGTTTTACTAAACGAACTAATAGTTCATGCAGGAAACTTTGGTGCTAACAACGTTATGGAATACAAAGACAAAGAGTTAGAAGCATTTGAAACTGGTTTAGGAATGATGATTATATATATGAAAAATATGATGAAAGATATATTAGAGGAAAAGAAAGATGAATAGTTTTCTTGCTTTTATTTTAATTATAGTTTCTTTTGTTGTAGGATTTTGGATAGGCGTTCATTGGTTAAAGGAGAGAATTAAACATGGACTACGATAAGATAATAGCTAAATGGGAAAAATATATAGCTAAAACTAAAAAAGAAATGGAGGAAGAAGACTAACCTTTTTTTCTTATATAACATATATAAGATATTATATATTATATATAACAAATAATTATTTAAGGGGTTATAGTATCCGAAGTTTCCAGAGGTTGAAAAATGGGTAGAAAAAGAAAGAACATAAACGAAGTTAGAATCGTCAGAGGAATCTCAGTATCTCCTCAGTTTTGGGAACGATTTAAAGGTTGGTGCAGAGGAAGGTCAATGTCAGAGATGTTGGAAATGGCTGCACTTAGAATCATGGATGAAAAGAATGATGTATTATCTTTAACGTTACAAACTGAAGAACTTAGAACTAAGATATCTACTAAGAGATTTGAATATAAGAAGATACAAGCTGAGTTAGAAAACGAAGAACATAACTTAGCAATACTTGAAGAAAGGTTATCTGAAATGAAGATGTCTGATAAAGCAATAGCTGTTCAAGCGGCTACAGATAGAGAGTGGATGTTGATTTACAAAGAAGATAAGTTTGGTTCACTTAAACGTAGTTTTGGTAGATGGATAGAAGAAGGAGAGAACTGTGCTAAACTAATGCCTTCTATTGAAACAGTTAAGAAAAGAACCAGTTACTTAGACAATATGAACAATACAGAAACACAAATGGCTTGGATTGCATTGAAGTATCCAGAAGAAGATTGGGAGTTCTGGTTAAAAGAAAGGAGAGTTATATAACCCCTTATCGGATAGATTAATATGGCATACAAGAACAGACCGTACCAGTATTTGCTAACATTCCCCAAAGGAACAAAGAACAGTTGGGATGAGTTTAGTAAGATAGCTGAACAACAAGGTAGACCAGTATCAGAGCTTGCTAGACAAGTTATCAAATCTTATGTTAAAGAAAACAAGTCTAAATAATGGCCGTTAAACCAATAGATTTATTTGAAGTTAAAAAGCTAGTTGAAAAAGCTTGGGAGCAGGTCTATCAAAGAATTGATGAAATTAGAGACCTTGAAAAAAATCTCGCTAAATTAATTAAAGAGGATTAATGCCTCGTTACGATGATTTAATAAAAGAAGAAGCTAGGACATTGTATCTACAAGGATTAGGATACAAAACAATTGCTAACAAATTAAAAGAACAACATGAGAATGGACTTACTCATACTACAGTTAAAAGATGGGCTGACAAAGAAGATTGGAAAGAAATATTAGAAAAGCAAAGAAAGGCTATACGTTCCGAAACGAACAGTTACGCAACCCGTTCTAATATAAAGAACATTAAGACCCTACAAGCAATACGGTCTAAGTTTATAGTACAGTTAGAAACTAGTTCATCTGAGATACGACCTTATGAGATAGTTGGTGTGATTAAAGAATTACAAAGACTTGAAGGTGCATTAGATATACAGAATGTACTAATAGAAGAGATAGCAGAGTTGATGCCTGAAGCAATGAAGAAGGCAGGAGTATCACAAGAAAAGATTAATCTTGTAATTAGACATTGGGTTGAAATGGTTAAAGAGATGGAATGATGTTTAGGATTTGCGATAGTGAAACAGGCAAAGTAATATTTGAAACAGACAACATTCAAGAGTTATCAGATTACTTGTATGACCAAGACCCTAAGTATCTTACAGTTAGTGTAAATGAGGAACACGTTAAAAAATGGCGGAAATCGAAGGTATAGAACAGTTTACTCAACACTTACTTTCTAAAGGATTGTTAGAGCAAGATTTAGAGTTCATAGATTTTGCTAATAATGTACTAGGAGATTTCATGCGTCAAGAGCCTAGTGACTTTGTTCCATTAGGTGATATGCATAATTTATGGTACGAGGCAATTAACACTGACAAAAACTATATAGGAATAATGTGTGCAAGAGGACATTTGAAGACTACGTTTACTTTGACATACTGTGCATATATGATGCATAAGTATCCTAACTATAGGGCATTGTATGTATCGGCAACATTGGACCAAGCAATTGATAAATTAGAACAGTTTGAAGAATTGTGTAGACGCTCTTGGAGATTAAATCCTTTTGTTAAAGGTAAAGAAGATGGAGGTTCTTGGAAGAAGAGTGAGAAGTTCTTTAACAATGGGAGTAGAATTAGGGCTGCATCTACTAGCAAATCGTTAGAAGGGCCTCACGTTCATTTAATAATTTTAGATGATATATTAGAAGAGTTTCCTAGATTGACAGATGATAGAGTTATTCATTATATCAAGAGAGTTGTAATGCCTATGCGATTACCATCAGGTAAGATATTACTTATTGGTACACAGAAGAGAATAGGAGATGCAACAGACTGGGTAAGGCAAAGCACAGACTGGGCACACGTTTGGCATCCTGCTTTAACAAAAGAGGGAACTCCTAGATGGCCTGAGTATTGGACAATAGATAGATTAGAAGCAGAAAGGCATTCGATGGGAACTAGAGCGTTTGAATCTGAATACTTGTTAAATCCTTTAGACCCAGAAACTGCTGTGATTCCTTGGGCTGTAATTGAACCTTGTTTAGATACTTCAATAGGATTTGGTAATCCTTTGGATAATACCGATATTGTTATTGGAGTTGATTTAGCAGTAGGATTAGATACGGCAAATGATGAGACCGCTTACAGTGTAGTCTCTTATGATAGAGATACTA